ACCGAAAGGGCGGGTGTCTTCAGTGACATGCCTCCAGAACTCGGTGATGTGTACCTTCATCTTGTTGATGTAATCCCAATCTTTCTGTACATATACAGCAGCCCACTTGCGGTTGCCAAAGATAACAGATAGATAGCAACCTTTGGCTTGGTGTAGCCACATGTAGAACTGCATCTGCGGCATGTACATACTCAAACAATTTTCCATATTGTTTGTTTCGTATGTGTGTTTGCACTCAATGATTTCGTCAGTAAATTTTCTGTCCATCATAATGTGACCATCGACTTGACCCTTGAGAGGCACACCTTCCCAGTTCATCTCTGCTGTAAGGCCATTACCTACCCCTTTGTGCATGACATGTTGTACTGTTTCAGTGTCAGTGAACATCTGTTTATCAAACCAACGCTTGTTAAAGTGTTCAGTCTCTGTACCTAGTTGCACTGCTAAATTATCTGAGAGATCATCAGGCTCTGACTTACCTGTCTTCTGTTCCCACAAGGCAATCCAATCGCCTCGCATGATGCGGTTCATATCTGAGCCGCCTAGAAATCCTAGTCTGTTCATAGTAGTTCTCCTTTTGATTTATTATACTGCAACTATGCAGTTAGATCAAGCTTCTTTTGTTGTAGTGATGAGAGCATCAACTCTCTACGTCTAAGTCTCCACTTGATATGCTTGTGAAACTCTGAGTATGCAGGCCAGAAAGTGGTAGTCTCGGATACCTGTTTGATAGCGTACTTAACTATGTCTGCTGGATAGACTGACAATTCATTAGCTATAGCTTGTATTCGCATTGCATGATCGTCTGATGACTCACCTGCTGGCTTCACCACCAGCGCAGCCAGCAGCGTGAGGTCATCGACTAACATTTCTTTAGGCATGGGAACCATAGCTTGCATAACTGTAGCTATACATTTGTTTACGTCATCGACTGATGTTGATTCTATTCTGTAGCCACTGACAATAATATCTACGCCATCATCCTTGAAGCTACTGCGACTAATCTCTACTACCTTGCAGCCTGTTGTGCATTCTAGCGAAGTGAGAAGCAGACTGTCGACTCTGGCTGGATTGTTTACCTGTAGCATTCGATCCAGACCTGCCTGTATTTGATCGCCACTCAATATGATTTGAACACCAGTATCTGTAGGCTCTGTCGAAGGACGCAAATTTTTTGCCTGTTGCTTGATGGTAGTTAACGAACTTATCTGCTTGAGCGACATGATCTATAGCCTCCTTGTGTTTAGCATCTATGGATTTGCAAAGGTCATCGCTTGGAAACCAGCCATCTGGAACCTGACCCTTTGTGTTCTTTGTTTCCTTATTGGTTATTGATAGGTTAGTGTTGCTGTCTGCAACAGAGGTGTTGCTCTCTGCAATAGGGGTGTTGCAGTGTGCAATATCTTTTGGGAATATTATGTATCGTGTTGACTTGCCTGTGTATCCACGATCTCTAGTTAGATAGCCGTGATCTTCCAGCCAGTGCAGCTTGCGCGTTACTGTAGCTACAGACATAGCAGTACGTTGTGATAGTCGGCTGAGACTAGGCCAGCATAGGTGCTTGTCTTCATCTGCATGATCTGCAAGCACAACCATTAGCCATTTTGCATAGCAGTCAGGTATCTCTGACTTGATTGCCCTCGCCATTAGTAGGAATGCCATCGTAGTTCTCCTTCAATAATGGTGCTATCTTTTCTTCAAAGACATCACCATCAAAGATGATTAGTGTTTTGGGTTTACCTTCCCTGCGCTTGTAGAACAGCACATCTCTAACTACAGTAAAGGGATTAGGAAAGTTTGATTTGTCTCGGTACTTTACTTCAACCACCAAGGCGTTTTGTCCGACTTGCCAGATGATGTCTCCGCTATACTCGCCTCCCAACGCTCCGCTGAGAGGTTGCCTCTTCGCTTTGAACCCGAGCTTTTGTAACCACTTGACGAATGTCCGCTCATGGTAGTCTCCTTTTGCGCGACTCTTGCTTGCCATGTGTTTGCCTCATAACAATCAATACAGATTGTGTGATAGGTTGGTGGTTTTTCTGTAGCTAATATGCATACAAACCAAGGAGTCTTATCATTGCAAGCATCGCATGGGTATGCTTCACCTACTTTATCGTAGAGTCTTTTTTTTATGGACTTTGATCGTAAGGCCAAGTGCATCTAACCAACATGTAAACAAGAATCCAGATGGTACTCGTTTGTGTTGTTCCCATTTGTGTATTAAAGATTCAGCGCATCCAATCTTGTAAGCTAAATTTTTCTGAGTCAACTTTTGTTTTGTTCGATGAACAACAAGCTGACTAATAACATACTGATATGTATCAGTAATTTCAGTCTCTACTTTGTAGTGCTGAAAGTTTTTCAATAGCTTCACTAACTTTATTGGCTGTATCGTAGCGCAAATCTTTGCCTAATCTTGCACGATAAAAGGTAGAGTCAGGCACTCCAGCACAAGCAAAAGCATCCTTGAGTTTGATATGTAAGTGCGCTGACTTGTCTACTAATTGTTCCATGTATGTAATCATGCAGCCAATATGCTTGCAAGATTGCAGTTATGTCAATGGTCAAAATTCTGTAGACCCTTTCTCGTATTCACCAAGGCTTGACCAGCCACCAACTACATGTGTTTCTCTGGGATAGTAGTGACCAGTGTCTTCTTCAGTTACATCATCAGCGAATGCATTGTTAGGAAGCATTGCATTATTTAATTGCCAACCTTTTTTATTACGCTCAAGTTCTATGTTGTATCCGTAATTGATACTTGATAGTGGCTTATCTTCTTCGCGTTTATATCTACCGTTTCTAGGCATCGTCCATCTCCTCAATATGATTTTTGATAAATAGTGTAGCTAGATGGCGTTGGAATATAGAACTCTTTAGACCACATGATTAGCTGCTGTCTGCCTGATTCACCTTTGCGTTTGCGTTCGTCAACAAAAATCAAACCTTTTTCTTTTAGCTGTTTGTATCTAGCTGTGATTGTGCTGTATCTATAGGCTGGTAAAATTCTAAGCACATCATCAGATATGCAGCCGCTGCTACCAAAGGAAGTGATAGCAGCTAATACAACACGTTCCATTTTGTTAACGTCAAGTTTGTCAGCAGCGTCATGGCTAGTGCTTGGGTCACGGCTGCGGGCTAGTTTGAACGCTGGTGTGTCAAACAAATCGTCAGCTATTTTTTGTCCTTGTTCTATGACATTCATGTTGGTTCTCCATCAATCCATATTAAGTCTGCTGGTTTGCCCATTAAACCTGTGTCTATGACAGGCGTTTTTGATTGGCATTCAGACTCGATAATAATTTTACCATCTGATGTTTCAAAATCAGTCATCATATCTAATGCTGTTTCGATAGCATCATCCGCATCTTCAGCGTACACAACTTTGTAAACTGTGTACTGTGTCATCCATTTAAGATCATCACTCTTGCAATGAGTGCAAGTATCTTGTTGGGAAAACATTTGATTGTTGCATTCTCTGCACTCAAGGAACTCCTCGACTGTGCGTCTGCCAGTTATATCAGTACGGAATATCATCGTTCAAATCCTGTGGTGGGTGGGCTACTTCCCATGCTGCTGTCGCACGTTCAATAAACTTTTGCTTTTTGAAGCGTGGATTTGTAGCTGCAAGGTTGTCAGCCATAGTTAAAATTGCAGTAGGCCAAGGCAGTAACGGTGCTATGTTATCTGCAAGGTATTCAAAGTGACGCTGTTGCATGAGTGGCATTACTTTATCTCCTTCAAAGGTGGACGGTATGATTGATCTTCGTTTGCATCACGATCAAGAACTTCAGTGTATGTGTCATAAACTTTGTCGATAGCCCACTTGCATTGGCTAATCGTGGTAGCAAACTCAGACTGTTCGTCATGGCAGCGATCATTAAGTAAATCAATAATCTGTTTTGCTTCAGTGATTTGATTGATGAATGATATTTTCATTATGTTCTCCTTGTTAATGAATCAGTGAGCGACACCGCCCCTCGTATCGGGCGGGGGCGGTGACGCGAAACGATTAGGCTGCGATATGCCAGCTATTTAGTTTGAATACTTTAGCTAGCTGGTTCTGACGCAGACGTTGCGTGTTAGCTGGTGAGTTAGACTCGTCTGTGTGACTAGCCCAATAGGTGCAAGCATTGTACAATGCCCACTTGTTACCACCTAACTTGGCTTTATCTGCAAACCAGTAGCCCATCAGTCGTTCAAGCTGACGCTCATTCCATTTGAATGTGCTTGTCTTGTTGGGTGTGCGGCAAATAGCGTGCTTGAAGAATCGTTCAGCCATATCATTATCTACGTTGGTTGACATCCAAGATTTGTATACATCTTTTGTATTTAGAAACGCCTCAAGCCCTGCTTGTATCTTGGCTGCGCTGCCTTCTACATTGACATTGGTTGTATGCTTTGCCCATGTATTAGCTACAGTGTCAGCATGAGTGCAGCCATTGAGGCACCAAAGACGTAAGCCGAATGCTGATTGTTGGAATGCCCAGCTACTGTCGTATGAGTTAAAAAACTGGACGCGGAACCTTACATAGTCACCGACTGCTGGCTCCATTACTAGGTCAGCGAAGTCAATAGTACCGCGTAGCTTTGCGCCATTGTCGAACACTTCAATTTTTGTATCGTAATCTTTAGATACATTTGATTGACTGACAGCATCCATAACTGAGTTGACTACATCATCATGCTTGATTGCTTTGTACTTAGAGCCGTGAACACCAAGCACCTCACTGGTATCAGTGCGTACAATACAACGAGCCATTGATTCTGGTACTGGTATTGATTCAGATATAAACGTACCGTTTTTTACAAGCAAGTTGCGTGTTTCCACTGGAAATGACCAGCAATCTTCTACTAGGCTGTTGCCTATAACTGTTACTCCATCCATTATTAGTTCTCCTTATGAATGATGGCGCAGTATTACGCCGCTGATTATCACAACTAATGAGAACATTAGTAATGTGATATGAATATAGAACCCTGCATCAGTGACAGGATTCAATGCTGAACATATGATTGTCATCATAAATCCAATTCCAATTAAACTATTTGCGATCATGTTAGTTCTCCTTGTTGCATACTTGCAGTATAAACTAGGTATTGCAGAGTGCAATACTTAATATTTAATATGAATGAAAATTTGCTATTGAGTTGTGTGAAACCGCGCGGCGCAATAGTCAGCCGTGATCGGACGCCCCCTCCGGTGGCGGTGTGTGTGACAAGCTCCATAATGAGCAGAAAAAAAGCCCCGCAGCCGAAGCTGCGAGGCTGATGTGTCAGCTACCTATGCTGACTTCTTTTTGAGTTGCTTGTACTGTGCTTCCAATGCATCCATTGCATTCGCTGATGCCGCTGATTTCTGATGCTCGTCAGGGAATAACTGCTGCGAACACTCCGTTAGCAGTTGCTTTAGCAGCTTGTTGCATTCCAACTGTGTCTGCTGCCATTCGATGTCGCGGTTACGCTGTAGAATCTTGTCGTTATCAAGGACAACACCGTGTTCTTTGTGTTCAATGTAGTCGTTAAGATTCTCATCTTGCAACTGCTCGATCTTCTTGTTCTTTGAGTTCGTGTTCCAGTCAACATCATTGATGAACTTGGTCACAAAATACTGAAGTGTTGATTGGTGTGTCCGATCAGAAAGTGTGAAGACACGATTGAGGTCTTGTGCGAAACCGTTTTTGTTTGATTGCTTAGTCATCTTAGTTCTCCTTTGTGATACCGAGACCATCTCGGCTTATGCCCCATCCAGATCATGGCTGGAATAGAAAAGCAAGGGCGAGGCAAGGCCGAGTGCATTTACCCTTGCTACTCGCTAACAGCGAGGGTTTCTATTCCAGTTATGATGTGGATAATGGGGCTTGCCGAGAGGGGATCGATATCTCTGCAACAAAGGAGAACGCGTAGATGACTTAGCAATCAATGTACAAAAGCGAGTGTAGCGCGAGGCATCAAGCGTGGCTTCACACTTGCTGATTGTTGTTTATTGGTGCTGTGTATTGGTGAAAATACCCCCGTGTCTTGAGCGTGTTTCATGCGCGATGTAACGTCCGTCAGTGATGGGATCAGCAGATCACATCGCTGTCGCAACGGCCATCTGGCGCATGAGTATGCCACGCTCATTGCCTTGTTGCTGCGATGTGTTGCAGCGAGACAGTCGATGCTACCCTTAGCAATCGACAAGCTTGTGGTTAGTGGCTAGGTGCATCAATTGTGCGGTTGACAAGCCGAGAATAATTGACTGATAGTGGGGGGGAACACAAGGGGGGGCAGATGACCGAGATTGTGAAGCTTACCGATAAACAGACTGCATTGGTGGATACACTTGTAGCAACAGGCTGTAGCATAACAGAAGCAGCAAAGC